CGGCATCTGCATACCAGGAACCAAGCCGCCCGTTACGGGTGCTGTGCCCATAGCGGCATTCATTGTATAGACCGGACCCGTAGGACCTGCCGGCGGATTTTTCTGCCAAAACGGTGAACCTGTGAGTGGTAGCATAGGATTATAGGGTGGGGTATAGGCGGGCGTGTTTTGGAGTCCAATTGTGAGTGGATTCGCACGCGCTTCCGTATAAACCAACTGATTAATCGGACGAAAGGTCACGTGAATACGTACAATATCATTTGTGAGCGCCTGAATCGGCAAGGCGTGCGAATGAATGCCAGGTTTAGAAAACCAGAACGGAATTGGTATATACACCGTTGTTGGGGTTGGGGTGAGATAGGTTGTACTTTTATAACCGTACGCCGTACGTTTAATCATATAATTCTTCGTTAAGGCAGACTCGGTCGTTTCATTCAACTCGTCTAGAATTTCTAAAAGGCGTCCATCCAACGTTTCCACAATCTCACCGCCGATTTCCAATTCTATCTGCTGAATCAAAGCATGTCCCAATGAGTTCGTCCAACCGAAGAGCGGTCCCAAAAAGTTTCCTAGATTATTCGGATCAATTGCTTGGATACCAGTCGTACCATTGGCGACCTGGATTGCTAACAATTGTTGGGAGTAGATATCCGGCATCTCAACGACCACCATCACGCCGTTCATCAATTCGCCAATCATCGGCACGGTAACCGACACGCGTTGACCAAACTCGGGCGTGCCGTCAAACTCCACCTTATTCCATTGCGCTGCCCAGCGCGTCGTCTTATTCACAACATGTATAAACTGATGTATGTCTGGGTTGCCTTTTGTAGCCATCAGACGTGCATCAGCGAGTCCCGTAGAGACTAGGCTTAGGCTATTTGCGGGAGTGGCAGCCATCCTTGCTATGTACGGTTAATTTATGGGCGCTTAAGCCAGCGGTGGGTGGGTCGACTGCTCAAACACTAAAGTATCGCCTATACTCACAATATCTGGTATATATGTTGTATACGTGATTTTCGTCGGAATTTGGATATCTATCCACTTGAATATACGGGGATAGATTTGATATATCTCCTTATTACACTCATAGGTATACCAATCCTTTACATAAATTGGATTGAATGCTTTATTCGCGGAGATTGAATTATAATCACGCTTGGCGACTTGAACCAATGTTGTTTTTGTTAGAAGCGAATGATTTGTATTATGATAGGCATTTTCTAAGAGAAGTTTGCGTTCCCAGTGCTCAAGCGGACGGTACGAAAAAACATAAAATCCGTTACGCATTTATGTATAATTTTATGTTGTTCTTTAAGCAATCTCTCTCGTTACTAGCACGGTATTTGCGATGATAATCGCAATGGCACCTAGGAGTTGCGTTATATTTGGTTTCTGGCTTGTAAATATCCAATCAAATACATACGCCGATATAATACCAAAGAACGAAAGGGCACTAAAGATAATCGTGCTCACTTGGGGAATGAGGAAAAATCTTAGAGCATAGCCAGTAAATCCTATTAGGGAATTAAAACCGAGAATGCCGGCGAGGCTGGTGGGTGTAATTTTAAATGTATTTGTGGCGAGTGCGCCGATTGCTACGGCGGCTAGGCATCCTACTAACCATAGGACGCCGCTGCTACCGTACATTTGTATCATCTTCGTCCAGGGCTGTTTATCCTCATTGTGTTTGCGCATACGGAACCAAATATAAATACCGACTTCCGTGAGTGCGGCGACTAGAGCACTGATAACACCAACCAGGGTCCAATTTGTGGGGGTGGGCTGGGCGAGAGCGATAGCACCCGCAAGGGCTAATCCAATCCACGGTACCGAGGAGAGGGGAATAGTTTCTTTGAAGATCGCAGCGCTTCCTAAAATATTAAACACAGGATACGTGTAAAAGAGTGCCATCGCGTTGCCGCCCGTTAATTGCTCAAACGCTGTATAACTTGTAAATACGTGGACGAGATTGAGAACGCCGGCGCCTAGCGTTTCGGTAGACAAGAGCGAGGTGGCGGCAAGGGGATTCTTGGTTACTAAGGCGGCAACGGCGGCTAAGGCTGTAAATACTGCCATACGCAAGCCGGTCTGGAAAATAACGCTTACATCCACGAGTTTAATCAACATCGGGTATGCGGACAGAATCACTTCCGATAAAACCAGAAGTAATTCGTTAATCATTCCTTACTTTAAGGATACAAATCTTTGAGCGTACGGGCGGATGGGTCCGTTACCCCCTCAATCCATCTCGGTAGCCACATTCTGGGGATAAGAGTGGCGGCTTTGTCGCCATAATGGTTAACAAAGAGCTGTCGGTACCAACGGGCTTCGTCCGTTTGCGGGGGATTATGAGTATATGTCTCCTGCGATTGAGTGAGTGTTTTTGCGTACTCGCTCGTGCGGAGATACCACGAATCGGTTGCCGAGGAGACGCCGTCGCTAAACGCCTCCTTCTTACGCATAAGTACATCCAGCGGTAAATAGTTGTCGTGAACGAACGCCTCGCGTAAAATAAACTTCTCAATGCTCGCACCGCGTCCTTCCGCATTTATCTTTCTAGGTCTGCGTAGATAGCTATCAATAGCACGCCAAGTCGCTACGACATTCTTATCCAAGAACGGCGTACGTGCTTCTAAGCCGTGCGCCGCCATTGATCTATCCGATCGGAGAACATCGTAGAGATGAATCTCTTCGAGGAGTCTCTCAGATTCTGCCTCAAACTCCTCGTCACTTGGCGCCCTGTAAAAATATAAATAACCTCCACCAATTTCGTCAGAGCCATCTCCATTAAACACTACCTTAATATCCGTATTCTCTTTTATGTATTTACCAATGAGCCAATTGCCGACACTGGCTCGTACTGTTGTAATATCGTACGACTCAATATCATGAACAACTTGGGGAATCGCATTGAGAAAATCCTCAGGACTTACAACCACTTCATGGTGCTCTGACTTAATAAAGTCTGCCACCATTCGGGCGTACTTAAGATCCGTTGAACCAGGCATTCCAATGCTAAACGTATGAAGTTTCTTATTATGGAGTCGCAGTTCTCGTGAGGCGATAGCAGCAACTAAAGAACTATCTAAGCCGCCGCTCAACAGAGCACCAATTGGACGGTCGCTCAGCAGACGCTTCTTGACCGCCGCTAAGACGGCTTCCCTTAGTCCCGCCTTCGCAAACGACAGTCCATTCGGAAATCCAAATACCGCCTGCTTCACATGAGGTATCTCGTGGTACTTGTGCTCGCTCACTAAGTTGCCGGTAACGGTGTCGTAGAGTTTCCATGTACCTGGTGGAAACGGTTGAATCATGGTATAATCCGTTGGAAGCGCTTTGATTTCTGAAGCCCAAATCGTTGACCCATCGGCGTACTGGGCTTCAAACAAGGGGCGTACGCCGTATGGGTCTCTGGCGATGAGCAATTGGTTGGTTTGGGTGTTTACATGCGCAAAGGCGAAGACGCCATCCAGGGTGCGGACCAACGGTGTTGGTGAAAGGTGGGTCGCTAAGTGAGGAATAATAGCACAGTCGCTCGTTCCCTCTGGAAGGTTTAGGTTCCAACGGGTAGCGAGTTCCTTATAATTGTAAATCTCGCCGTTACAAACAGTTGCTGTGTTCTCTTGGAGGAACGGCTGGTGACCGAGCGGCGTTAAGCCGTTAATCGCAAGGCGGGTGAATCCTAAGAAAACGCCGGATATATCATTGATGGCGGTATATTCGGGTCCACGTGGCTCAAGCTTCTTGATATAGTTCAATGCCTGCTCCGTCGTAAGCCCTTTTGCTTTGAGTGCCGCCCAGATGCCGCACATGACTCTAAGGTAGGCGGATTCGTTAGTTTTGCCGTTTAAACGAGGGAGCGGCGGCACATTGAAAAATTTTTATTTGGTTTTTATTTGGTTTTATTTGGTTTTTATTTGATTTTGGAGTCGTGTTGTTTAGACAACGCCCGTAACCGGCTGGGCTTCATACGTTGGTGGGTTGGACGCCGTCGTCGGAATCGGTTCCTGGGACTGGGGCTCGGCGGGAGCATCGGTGCCCACCTGTACCGGTGCCTCCAACGGAATCGCCGACTGATTCTGTGTGCGCACTTCCCAGTTAATGGCATAGAGTGCCTGGGCGGTATCACGGGAGTTCATGTACTGGAGGGCGGTCTGCCAGTCCACCGTCTTGCTCTGCGGCTTGAGCTCATTGAGGTAGAGATTGTGGAGTCCAAAGACGAAGGGGCGGTACTTGGGCGGAATCTGTCCCTTCTGAAGGCTGCGTGCCTTGAAGACATCCGTATAGAGATTGTACACCGTACGGCTAATCGTCTTCCAGCGGTCCACAATCGCATTGGACGCGATACGCTCCTCAGGATAGACTACAAGGTAGTCACGGAGCGTGTTCGCACGCCAAAGGCTCAGCCACAAGAAGTCCCTTCGTGCCGAGTTGCCACGCATCTTACGTACACGGTTGTACGCCTCGCCACGCACCTTCCAACGGAAGTTCAAGCCGTTCTTGATGACATAACCCTGGATGTTGTGCTTGAATTGGACGTTCTCCTTCTGGAGCATAGTGACGAGCTCGCCCCACGTTGCCACATTCACCGTCTGAACATCAAATTGCGTTGGCTGGTTGGTGACGGCAACGAGTGTTCCACTTAGATAGGTCTGCTTCTGGACGCAGGTAATCTTTGGCGTATGGACGGCGACAACCACACGATTCTCAGGATGCTGGAGCACCCAGGTGTACTGGACGGTTGGGTTGAGTGAGGCGAGGAAGTCCGACCACGGCATCGTAGCGGC